CATCCCAGAACCCGAGGAAATTATCCACCCGGCCATTGCATTCGTCGCCGCGTGTTCCCCAGGTAGCCGCCAGCGTCAACAGGCTTGCTAGATCAATTTCGCTATCGGATAAGCCAATCTGCTTGCAGCAATACGCCAGCGCCCAGGCCGGGGAGGTGGTGGCCTCTGGTGAGGTCCAGGCGGTCCCTGTCCAGCGAGGCAACTTACGGGTGGCAACGACCTTAATCTTGCGTGCAGTCATGCCGGACAACTGGCCGGTAGCCCTCATCCGCACAGCCAACAGGGTACAATCGCCGTAAAAATTATCATCCTCAAGATAGGCCCTGCAACCGGCCCATACCACCTCATCACCGGCGCGATCAGAGGTATTGGGCTGATCAATCCGGGTGACTCTGGCCTGATACCTGCCAGGATCGACCGCATATTTGATGGATGTACGCACCACGCTGGCGGTATGCCCGCGCAGCACGATTTCGGTGGTCATCCCGTCAGAGGTGTTGAGGATTAGATTGCCTTTGGAATCATACTCCATTACCAACACTTTGAGATAGTGGGGCTCCTGTGGGTTATACCAAGACCCTAGGGGATTACCGTACTGATCAATTTTTCGTAGCTCAACCACCAGATTTGCCTGGATCTCTCCCAATTTTCCATCATCACGGGCGTAATACATCCCGCGCGGGTTGACAAAATCAAAGGCCACAGCGTTGGCCACCGTATTAGCAGCGGAGAGGGTGAACGGGCCGACCACAGTATTGTATTCCAACGTCTGACCGCTGACCTCTGCGGCGGAAACCACACTGCTGGGGAAAAGGGTTACCGCTTCACCTGGCCCTACCAGCTCATAACTGACTTCGGCGAATGAGGAAATCGGGGTATCCTCAATATAGATGCCCTCAACATCGTACTCACCCCGGCCAATGCACAGCAAGGTGTAGACATACTGCTCGTTGGCCCAGAACTCCTGATACGGTTGGGCGGCAAGGTCCGGATAGGCCATGTGGCGGCCAAAATGCTCAGGGATAGCAGCACCGATCCGCGATTGGTTGCCCTGGGCGGTGATGGTGTAGGTCGGTGAGACTTCGTTACTGGCGATTTTTCCGACCGATGGAGCAGGGACCGGAGCGACCAGATTGGTGAGAGCGTTCCCGGCGAACATTACCCCCGCAGCAGCCACCCCGTTCCAAAAACTCGCGGGACCAAATCCGGTGGCAAACATCATATCCGCAGCAAAGCCGCCACCAGGGATGGCCATGGCCACGGCCAGGGTGGCGACCATGAGCACGATCCGCAGCGGGTTGGAGCCGCCGCCTCCCTGGGGGACGCTGGAGACATCGATGAACACGAGGATACCGTCCTCGCGGACCATGGCGGTCGGCCAGTCGGCGCGTAACACCGGCGCACCATTGAGCAGGGCGATGTATGGGCGGTCCCATGCCGGGTCAAGCTCGGCCAGGGTTGCGGGTGATGACAATTGCGAGAGGCGGCGCTGCTGCGGGCACAGCGCGTGCTGAACGTAGATTACCGATGGCTGCATAACGCCCCCTGGAAACGGAAATATTGGCGGCGGCCAAGCCCGGAGAGATGCCAGTGGGCGTCGCGGGTGAAAATAACCCCGCAGCCGCGCACACAGTGGAGCACGCCGCCGCCGTCATCGGCCAGCCAGATGCCGAGATGGAGCGGGGAGCGGATAACGACCAGATCACCGGGCTCAGGGCTGCCGACCAGGACCCACCGCTGGCGCTCGGCGTGGCTATTGAGCAGGCCGACCAGGGCTCGGCGGTCGTTGTAGTCCGGGATGGTGATCATGGGCATTTCCACCCCGAAGTGGCGGCGCTGGATTTCGGCGGCAAAAGACATGCAGTCAAACGCAGCCGGCCCGGTGGCCCCGGCCTCCCAGGGGCGGCCGATGTAGTCTTCGGCCCAGCTCATGCGATCAACCCCGGAAACTGTTCAGCGGTGTAGGCCAGGGTCGGAAATTTGCGGTTGGTGAGGTTGGGAAACCCCACCACGGCGGTGACCGTGGCCACGGTGGCGGTGATGCTGATGATGTCGGCGTGGATGGGCGGGTCGTTCTGCGGCTCGGTGAGGTCGGAGTCGATATACTCCCGATAGGTCACCCGGACCCGGCCGGTGGTGGTGAGGGCCTGCTCGATGGAGCCGACGATCTCCCGGCTGACGTTATCAATGGTGATGGTGAGCTGGGGGACGCCGGTGGTCGAGACCTCGGGCTTGGAAAAATCAAAGGCAAAGGCGACAAAGCGGACCTCTTCGCCGGGGTTTTCCGGCGCGGTGGCCTCCAGGGTGGCGAGGAGGTCATTGTGGTCGCGGACCACCCGGATCGGCTCGGTGAATGCCGGGTGACGGAATTCGAGCGTATGGTAGACGATGGCGGTGGCGCTGGCGTAGGCCTCTTTGATGGCGGCCGAGAGGGTGGTATCAGGCATAACGAACCTCCAGCTGAGCGGTGACCACCCAGGTCAAGGCGCGGAGCTCGGCTTGCCAGATCCCGGCAAAGCGGGACTCCACCGCGGTGAGGCTGCCGCCGTCGCCGGTATCGAGGGAGACGTTCCACCATGCGGCCCCGCCGTCTGCACCATCGGACGCCTCGAACCAGGAGCGGAAAATCGCCATTTCGGCGGCGGTGAACTTCCAGGCCACCCCGATCATATCGCGGCGGGTGGCGGTGCGGCGGCGGGCGCGGCTGTTGCCGCCCTCCATCTCGGTGCGGGTGACCGGATCGGTGGGCAAAATCTGGTAGCCGGCAATCTGGGGGCGCGGCAGGCTGGCGGGATAGCTGGCCATCAGTAAGCTCCGGCGGCGCGATTGAGGCCGTAGGTCCAGGAGAGCGCCGCCGGGATCTGGCCGGAGCCGCGGACGATGTCCGTGGCCACTGACTGTTTGATCTGCTCAACGAAAACATCAACGACATTGACGCCGCCATCGCTGCGGCGCTGCTGTTGGCCACCTTTGCCGGGGGCCTCGATGACGTTGACCACCACGCCACCGCTGCCGCTGGCCTCGACGCCGAGGCGGCCGCCTGGTCCGCGTTTCAGCGGGAGGATGGCTTCGGGTCCGGCCTCGCCCATCAGGCCGATGCCGCGGGCAAAGGGGAACACGGTGGGTTGGTTGACAATGGAATTGGAGTAGGCCGAGAGCCCAACCGAGCGGTAGACGCCGCCACGGGCGTTGAGGCTGATCCCGGAAAGCATCCCGGAGAGGCCGGCGGCCAAGGGTTGGCTGATCAGCTTTTGCGAGGCGATACGGGCAAGGTCGGCGAGGATCGAGTTGACCATATCGCCAAAGCTGGCCTTGGTCCCGGTGACGAAATTAGCAACGGTGTTGTCCAGGCCGGAAAAGGCGGATTGCAGGGCGGAGCGGATGGCCTCTCCGCTTTCGGCGCTGCTGTTGGCAATATCAGCCAGGCCCTGCTTGAGGGCTTCGAAACTGTTGGTGAGGCGCAGCCGGGTCCCGGTGACGGCCAATTCGGCGTTGACGCCGGCCAGGGCGGCGGCCTGGGTGTTGTAGGCGGTGATGTCCTCGGCGGTGGCCTTGGGCATAGTGGCGAGGTGCTCCTGGAGGATGGCCTGGCGCTGGCGGAGCAGGTCGACCTGCGCGGCAAGGGCCTCGGTTGCGGTGATGGTGCCGGCGGCAACCTGGCGGGCAAGCTCGGCCTCTTTGAGGGCAACGCCGGACTCCAGCAGGGCGCGGCGGTCATTGGCTGCCTTCTGCGCGGCCTGCTGCTCGATCTCGGCGCGGGATGCTGCGTACCAGGCGGCAATCTCGGTGATGCGTTTTTCTTTTTCTTCGGCGGTCTTGGCCTTGTCTGCCCAGGTGGTGATGTACTGCTGGCGCTCCCGATCCAGGCGGGCGACCTGCTCGGCAAAGACATCGGCGTTGAGCTCGGCCTGGGCTTCGCGGAAGCGGAGACCGGCGGCGATTTCGGCGTTGAGGGCGCGTTCGGCGGCTGCTGCGGAGGAGGCGGGTTTGGTGGCGGTGGGCGAAAACGGCACGACAGATCCACCCGAAAAAACAGGTTTGACATTATTGGCCGCCGCTTTTTTTGCGGCTGCTACTTCTTTGGCCTGCTCCAGGGCAAATTCAAGCTCTCGGATCTCCTGGTATAAGCCCTGCCTGCGGTCGGCATTGCCGCCCTCACGCATGGCCGCAAGCTCTGCTCGGGCTGATTGCAAACGGGAGGTAATTTTTTGGGTTCCCGAGTCAAACGATGAAAACCATTTTTCCAGATCTTCCGGACCCATGCCGGCGAACTCCAGCAGGTCGAGCTTTCCGGCCTTGACCATCCCTATGCCGCGGATGGTGCGCGAGAGGTTGGTAATGCGTTCGATTGCCCATTGTGCAGCCTCGACAATATTGGCAAACAGGGAGAGGATGGCATCACGGTTGCGGTCGATGGTGGTGGCGAGATCAACGATAGCGGTGGATAACCCGTTAGTTGCTCCGCTCGATTTGTTGGCATCGTTGACCAGCGATCCAAGCGTGTTGGCGAGCACGGTTCCGGCCTGGCCGACGGTACGGTTCATCTTGGCGAACTCGGTGTCAACGTCGGCGGCTCCCTTGAAAATGGCATTGGTGAGCACGTCAGCGGTGATCTGCCCGGACTCTGCCATCTTGCGCAACTCGCCGCGGGTTTTGCCGGTGTAGTCGGCCAAAAGCTGCATGACCCGGCCACCCTGCTCGGCAACCGAGTTAAACTCTTCGCCCCGGAGCACCCCGGCGGAAAATGCCTGCGAGAGCTGAATCATGGTGGACGAGCGCTCGACCTCAGTGGCTCCGGAGACGGTAAAGGCTTTGTTCAGCGTTTCGGTGATGGTCAGCAGCTGGCCCTGGTTGAGCTTGAGGTCCTTGGTGGCTTGGGCGAGGCGCGTATACACCTCAACATTGCCACCGTACTCGGTACGGGTGCGCTGGGAGAGGCTGTACAGCTCTTTTTCAACAACAGCCAGTTGTTCGGCGGATTCGGTTACCAGCTTAAGCCGGCCCTCAAGGAGGGTGTAGGTGTCGGCGGTTTGCATGGCACGGGCTCCGCCGAGCGCCGCAAAGATGGTTCCAATGCCGCCACCTGTAGCAAGCCCACGCAGCGATGATCCCAGGCGGGCGAGTTTGCCATCAAACTCTTTGATCTGCCCTGCACCCTGGCGCAACGTGCGCGCCATATTCTTATCAATCGCGGTCAACTCGACCTGGATCTTGTTGTTTCTCACTGTATCACCACGATCTCGTTAGTGTTGCAGTTGCCGCAATCGGCGCGGCCACTGGCCCTGCAGGCCCTGCAATACTCGGCCTGCTCTTTGCTCTGCCCGGCCGCCGCTTCGACTCCCAGCCAGGCGAGCACCGCCTCACGAAACAGCACCTGGCGCTTGCGGGCCTCGATGTATGGCTCGGTCTGCCGCAGGGTCACCGTCCAGAGGATGATGTCCCGCTTGCTGATGTCGCCATCGGCAAGCAGGCAGACTATTGCTTCGAGCGCGTCCCAATTGCCTGATCGATGCGGTCGGTCAGGGTTTCCAGCGTCTCCAGCAGCGAGGAGAGCTGGTTGCAGTCGAAAAAATCAGCCACCACCTGCAGGAGCACCCTGGCCGGGGCGTTTTCCAGGTCGTCGGCAATGGCGGTTAGGTCCCGGTCCCTGATGGCGACCCCGTCGGGGATGAGCACCACCGCCACTGCCCGGTAAATACGGTCGCCGAGGGCGGCAATCACCCCGGGTACGGAGGTGTCGGTAAAGCCGACACCAGCCAGCTCGGCCAGCAGCTGCTGGATCTGGCCGAGGACCAGCTCGCGCTGGTGGTATATTGTGCCGTTGATCTCGTAGCGCATCATATAGTTGTCTGGGTGTTGAGCAGGGTCATGATAATCTGGGATGCATCGGCGTCGTTGCCGTAGTAGGCCTGCCAGTCGAGCTCGTAGTAAATCCCCTGGGGTCCGCTGATGGCGGGCGACTTGACCGAATAGACCAGCTCCGGGATTTCAATGGTGAGCTTTTCGTTGCCGGCGGTCCCCGCTCCGGTGCCGCGAGTGTAGGTCCAGAGCAGGCTGGATTCGGTGTTGTTGATGGCCTTGTTGTAGAGGGCCATATCCTCAAAAAAACCTTTCAATGTGCCGCTGACCACGCAAATGCCGTCGATCATCGACCCGCGCACCCCACCGCCGCCGAGAACAAAGGTGTCACCGTCGAGGGCGTTGTCGATATTGAGGGTCAGCTCGGTGATAAAGTCGGCGGCGCTGCCGCCCTCCTGGATAGAGGAGATAGCAAAGCCGTCCACCGGGTTGTCGCCGAGGTCGGTCAAGCTGGAATCGAACGGGGTCGATCCGACCGCCTCCGACGCACCCATGAAATCGATGGATGCCTTCTGGAAACCGGATTGACTGACCGTGAGGCTGAAGCGGTTGGCCTTGCAGCCCTTGAAAAGAAAATACTGGTCAACGTCCGTGAACCCTTTTTCGATGGTGAACGAAGGCAGGGCGGAACCGACTTTGAAGGTATGCGTTGGCGCGGCGGTGTCCACCGAACCGAGCACGGCCAGGAGCAATTCGCCCGGGTAAAAGCCGAGGTTGAAATTGATCGACCCGGCAACGTCGACCGTCCCGCGACGTGGAGCCTGGGAATTGCGGCCGCTGTAGATGTGATCGTTGTTTTCCAGGCCAACCGATTTGGAAAGCGACTCGGAGGCAAAGGGCAGCCTGATCATGGCCGGGCTTGCCGGAGCGACGCCGTAGGTAGTCTCTTTTTGGATGGCCAGATAGCTCTGGGTGCCTTGCGCTTGCGCCATGATAATGTCCTCTTACAGTGCCCCTTTGGGGGTCAGATAGTCGATGGCGGCCACCAGATGCGGCCACATGATTTTTTGCCCGCCGGTTTCGATGGAGTCGGCGGCTCCGGTAATGGTGATCCGGGAGCAGGTCCCGCCGAGGGTGTAATCAGCCACCAGGGCAGCGGAAGCGGTGTTGAGCAGCTCCCAGGCCGCCGGGTAATCGTAGGCCCCGGCAACAATGGCGCCGATTTTCAGCTGGATGGTGTGCAGCCACGAGCCGATGGACTCGCCGTTGTCAACGGTGCTCTCACCCATGGCAATCTGGATCATCGGACCATCGGTCGGGTCGAGGGCGTCGTCCCAGGGGAAACAAACCCGCTCGGCAACATCGTCGACCGCGATCTCCAGCCGGGAGCGCAGGGCCTCAAGAATGATTGGACGTTGAGCAGCCATGATGGTCAAAAATCCCTGGTGAGGTAGAGCACCACCGAGCCGTTGAGTGGCTTGGTGCGCTCAAAACACTGGTATCGGACGCCTGCAATCACGAGCACGGTGGCGTTGCTGGTGATGGCGGCGCCGTCCTCGGCGGCCAGCTCCAGGAGCGGCTGGTCGGTCTGGATCTCGCGGCCATCCTGGCTGATCTCGACCGATGACTCGGAAAACAGCCCGGTTAAAGTGGTGGTTGTCCCCTCGATGGACACCGCCACCCCGAAATCCTCCAGGGCGGCGGTGAGGGTTTCGCTTGAATCGATCATCGCTTACAGATACTCAAGGGAGACAACGATCTTGCCAGCCGTCAATGCGGCAACGGCAATGGTTGCCACCACCTGCCGTCCATTGGCCGTGGTGCGGACAGCGGTTGCCGCAGTGCCCACGGGCACCACATCCAAAACCGCATTGGCGCTCAGACTGGCCACGGCGGTTGCGGCACGGATATCGTTGGCGCTTTCCACTTTCAGCGCCACGGTGGCAGAACCACCGCTGGTGCAGGCGGTTTTAACGTGGATCATGCCAGAGGTGATGATGGCGTCATTGGGTAGGGAATCGCCCCGCAGGGTGATATCCCCCACCGCGCCGCCATCGCGTGCAAAATCGTATTCAAAGTAAGCCACCTGCTTGGTTGGCTCGAGTCCTCGTCTATTCATAGTTGTCTCCAATCTGGAAAACGTTGATATTGGTGGGCCACGTGTCGCAGCCCACCCTATAGCACAATCTGCCGGCGCTTACGCTCCGGCGTTCTTGACCATGGCCTTCCAGTCGACGGCCTTGGCTACGCAGTCGATGCGCACCTTGTACTCGACGCCGTCCACGGTCCATCCGGTGCGCTGCTCCAGATAGGGGGTGCGGTTGCCGTTGAGGAAGAACACCCGCACGGTCTTGCGTTTGGGACCGAGAAAGTAATACGCGGTTGAGCTGGCGGCATCGAGACGGGCATCATAGGCACGCTGAAAGCGGGTGCCTCCGTAGATATTGGTCCGGGTCGACCCCTTGTTGTCGGAGCTGAAGTTGTTGGAGGCAAAAAAGATCTCCGCCGCTCCTTCCAGTGCCCGGGGCGCGATGAAATACTGCAGCGGGATATTGAGATACTGCTTGGACTTGAGGCCCTTCTGCAGCCCGGCGAGCTTGATAGCCTCACCAATGGTCGTTTCGCTAATGACACCAGCGGTCCCCAGGTTGCCATGGTTGGCGTGGAACAATGCCACAGAATCACGCATGGCCGCATTGGCGGTCAACACTCCATAGGGACAATCACCAATCTTGCGCGCGGCGGCCTCGCCCATGGACATATACATATCCGCCAGGGCGGACAGATCGTCATTGACGATCACCGTGCGGGTGATGGCCGCCAACTTGCCATAGGTGGCCAACTGATAGGTCTCCTTGGCATCGGTGCGCTCGCCGTACTGGTAGCCCGCATCGTTGACGATCTGATCCAGATCGTCAAACTCGGAGGCCATGGCGATGGTATTAGTCTTGAAGTCGGGCACGGATCCGGAACCATCGGCCCACAACTCCCACGTCTCATTGGCGCCTTCGTACCCTTCGAACAGGGCTTTATTAGCCACCGCACTCATCAGCACCGGCAAATCCGATGCGGTCAGCGCCCGACCGATCATCTGCATCGGATCGCCCCCGCTGGCGTATCCGCCCCGCTTCAGGCACTCCCGGGCGACTTCGCGCAGGGAATAGCCGACAAACTCAGACCCGGCCGAGCGGGTACCATCCAGGGTCCAGCCACAAGCGGCGGCGGCATCGGTCAACCCGCGCTCGCCATCCAGCGGCAAGCCGGAGCGGACAAACAATCCGGCGGTTGCTGCGGCGCGGAACTTGTCCAGCTCATCTGCTCCCCGCTCGATCCGCGGCGGCGCATACCCTGGGGACTGGCTGCGCGACTGACTGGAGAGGATATCCAGCACCTGAGCGCGCACCTGATCCATGGTCAGGTTGGGCTGGAGCAGGGCAGACCGTTGCTCGCCCTCGATGCCGTGGCGATTGCACAACTCCACGATTTCCAACGCACGGGCAAATCCGGCGTCGGTGGCTACCTGTTGCCCAATCGGGTGCGGTTGAGCGATAGCCGGTGCAGCGGTGGGCATCGATTGTGTCGATTGAGAGCCATCGGCAGGTTCGGATCGTTGCCCGCCCGCCTCGACACGCTCAGGTCCGTCAAACTGAACTCCACGTGTTTGCAAATCCGTCCAGAACTCCCACGCCTGTTCCTCGGTGGCATCGGCGCGGAGACCATTGGCCAATAATAATGCTCGTAATCTGGGATTCATGTATACCTCGTCCCGTTATGGGCGAACGCCCGTTCATGCGGCCTATGGCCGCGCCTGTGCCAACCGGCCAGCCGACCCTATATATTTCGAGAGGCTATCCGCGCCTATTGGCGTTAAGGTAAATTCTCGCAGCATCCACTCGGTAGAAATTTTGAGAGGCCCGACAAAGGTGCGCCCGCGGACGATCACCTCAACATCTTCAGGGACCCACAGGGCGCTCAACACCTTGTACCCTGCCGAACCATCGGTCAGATGCCCATCCAATACTTTTTGCCGAGTGCGCATCGACTTATCGTCGGCAGCGAACCTGACCAGACCCTCGATAGCGAGATAGTCGCCTGCCTGTTGCTGGCGGAAATCCGTCACCGATCCCATTTGATCATCCACCGTCCAGCGGTTATGGCAATCGAGCAATGGCAACTGCCCATGCGCCGGATACGACACCCCGTCCATGAGCAACACCTCATTCACCACCCTGTCCAACTCCCAGTCGTACACCAGGGCGGGCTGCTCGGTTGCGATTATCCAACGAATATTTTCGGGGTCTGTCGCCTGCCGCAAAGGGACCGCCCGTGTTGTCCACCCGGGGTGCAGACCCTTTGGGGCGACTCGTTGTGCCCTATCCTGGCGCCCCACCAAAGTGGCATGTAAAAGCGCTCGCTGGTGCAAGTTCATTGTTCCGTGTCCTCTTGTTTACTGGGCGCGGTCGGGTTACCCGCCACCGCTGCCGGGTTGGTCTGCATGGCCGTTGAGACCTCTTCCAGTGATAATCCGCGCTCCTCGGCCATCCGTTTGAACTCCTGGAGCTCGTTGAGCACGTCCTCGGGGTCACGGCCCCTGCCGGTGATGATCTCCTGGGGGCTGAACAGCAGACTTTTCACCAGATCGATCTGGCCGCGTGATTCGCGCAGCAGGTCAAGCGGTTCTTGCCCAGGGGGCTGCCAGATGCCAGCCATCCAGTGCCGTTGATTGGTGGCGTATCCAGGCATGGCCACTTTGCCGGTCAGATGGAGGGCATCGAAAAACAGCCGGTTGATGCGGGCACCGAACTGGCGGCAATGGCGGGCGACAAGCGGCCGCATCGCCTTGGCGAAATCGTTGCGCACCGTGCGGGTGGTGTTGTAATTGAGGCCGGAGTAATCACCGGCCACCAGCTCGTAGGGCACATCGTGCGACACGGCGAGCATTTGCAGGAAAAATTTGGTGGTCGGCCCGAAGTTGTCGCCGGGCACGTCGGCAGCGTTGATATTGATCTTTTCGCCAGGGAGAAGAAATTCTATCGTGGCATTTTCAAGCACGGTCTGACGCTGACCGGTGGCTCCGTCGACCTCGGCGCGGCCCCGCTGGAACTTGGCAGCATCGGTGGTCTCGATAATAGCGGCCCACTTGCTCGCCATGGTGGCCCGGTCCATGTTGGCGCCCAAAAACTCCTGGAGGTTGTCGGCCAGCATGATGGCCGGGGTGCAGCGGCTAACCCCGCGCAGCTGTCCGGGCCGGCGGGTTTCAAAGCCGTGCAACACCCGTTCGGCGGGGACACGCACCGAGCGTTGCCGGTCGGTGAGCTGGGAAAATCCGTCCGGAACCCGGAAATGCAGGGCAATGACCCGCCCGGTAACGGGATCGTACTCAACACCCTGGTCGATCACAGCGCCATTGCTTGCCTTGGCGGCAAAATCACTCGACAACCACTCAGCCTCGTAGCACTGCAGCATTAACGGGAGATAACGTCCAGGGCTGCTGTCCCACGAGCCGACAATAATGGACTCGCCATCGATCACATCCTGGTAGCGCCATAGCCGCTCGATGTCGAAATAGTGCAACTTGCCTGCCGCATCACACTCATCCATCCACCACTTGCGTGCATCCTCGATGGCGGTGATGGCTTTGCGGTTGAGTTGCCGCTTGCCGTCCGGCCCAACATCACCGACCCGGGATTGAAAGGCGATACCGTCGCCCACCGAGAAGTTGATCAGGTTGTTGACCGCCCGGGCAAAGAACGGGAAATCGTTGTACAGTTGCCGCGCCCGTACTCGGATAGTGGCCCCTCCGCCCCTGATCAGCGCGTTAATGTCCTGGTTGACCGGGGTCCAATCGCCGGTCCCATTGGTGGTCAGGGCGGCGGCAAACTGGCGTAGCTGCATGGCGCGCAAACGCTCGGCAATGCGTCCGCTTTCGCGCCCGGGGGAAACAAGACCAATGGCCCGATCCAACCCGCGTTCGAGAGCACTCAGGATAGATGCGGCGCGGCTCATGGAAACCGCCTCCCCGCCTTGGCACTGATGCGCATCAGCGGCGTATCGGTCCCGGCCTGGAGGATGTCTCGTTCGGCAATCAGTCGCTGCAGATACGACTCCAAACTCTTGAGGTCGACCCGCTGACTCGACACGTCGGCACCGGAGCCGCCACGGCTGTACTGCTGGCTCTCCAGAGTGCGGCGGATCGAATCCCGCACCAGGGCAATCTCGGCGGTGTATTCTTCAACCGAATCGAAATACATCTACCACATCCTCCTGCGGCTGCTTTTTTGGTGGACTATCTGTGGCACCTCATTCGGTTCGGGCTGCCGGTCGCGGATATGCATGATGTCGATAGCGGCAAAGCCATAGACGCTGATATCCCAGTCGTGATTATCCTTGCCGCGCGGACAGATCCAATAGCCGCGGTCATCCTGATACTCGGCGCACATCTGCCGGGCATAATCCATACCGAGATCC